GGTCCTGCTGAACCATTTGCACCGGCCGGTCCTGTCGGACCTGTAGGTCCTGCTGAACCATTTGAACCAGCTGGTCCTGTTGGACCTGTAGGTCCGGTAGCACCTGAACCGCCACCTCCACCACCTGTTGAAGTGATAACACCTTCTGCTGTTACGGTAATTGTTGTGCCGTCAACTTTAACACCACCTAATACACTTGTAGTTGCTGGTGTCAATGTATATGAAGCGCCTGTTGGTCCAGTTGGACCTGTAGGTCCTGCTGAACCGTTTGCACCGGCTGGTCCTGTGGGTCCTGTAGGTCCTGCTGAACCATTTGCACCGGCCGGTCCTATAGGTCCAGTTGGGCCAGAGACTGTCGATGCCGCACCGGTGGGTCCTGTTGGTCCAGTTGGTCCTGCGGTTCCAGCGGCACCTGTAGGTCCTGTTGGACCTGGAACTGTCGATGCGGCACCTGTTGGACCAGTTGGTCCTGTTGGTCCTGCTGAACCTTGACCGCCTGCATTGATACCAGCCGCTGTAGCTTTACTTAAAAATTGAGCATTGGTAACGTTTGTTAAATCTGAACGAGCAGTTTGAAACCCACCAGCAGTAGTTGAATCGTGTACACGAATACTGTTGTTACTCGTATCAATACTGATCTCACGTTGTCGACCAGTGAACGAATCGTTCTGTGTTCCTGTTCCACCCCTAAATTGGACTTCTGTTGGCATGTTTAGTATCTACCTATTATAAATTACCTAATTGTATTTGAGTTAGTGTTCCAGATTGATTAAAGTCTATTCTAACATTTCGTATTTGTGAACCGAAACTGTCAATATAACCATTATCGAAATTGCCTAGGTCACCAGTAAAATTATTTAGTGAGCCACTAATATCATCACTAGGTAAAACACCGCCTACTGTAGAACCATAAGGTAAAACTAATCCTTGATCGGAAGATGAAAGAGTAGAAGCACCGATGTGTACTGTGTTACCACTTAAAAACAGGTCTTTAAATCTGAGTTCAGGAGAACCCAAGTTGTACTGTACATCTGCTATTGGAACAATATTAGAAGCAATACGACTATTTATGATGAGGGAATTATTAGCATTGGTGCCAATAATAACATTACCTCTTAGATCGGTACCACCTGTTACTTGTAGGTCTTGTACAACAATTGTGTTTGCAGTTATTGTATTCGATGTGACTGTGTTTGTGGTTACAGTATTTGATGTAACTGTATTAGAAGTAGTAGATTCATTATTACTAGAACCACCACCTGATGTGGTAACAGTTTCGAATACTAACTTTTTAAGGTCTGCATTATATACAAGAGTTTTTCCGTTAGCTAGATTGGTTGTATCAACATCATCTAGTCTAAGTAATCTTACTTCACCGCCACCGCCTTCACCGCCCCAACCATTGTAACTTTTAGAAACTGATTGATTAATGTTCTGCTTATATTTTTGCAGATCAATTTGTATTTTTTGTTCAAAAGATTGCCACTTCTCTTCGAGTGGTTTGATGTCAGCATCTTTACCGGGATCACCTTTGTCACCTTTTTCACCTTGTGGTCCGGCAACACCTTGTTCACCTTTATCACCTTTTGGTCCGACTAAGCCTCTTTCGCCTTTGTCGCCTCGGTCACCTTTTGGTCCGGTAACACCTTGGTCACCCTTCTCGCCTTGAGCACCAACTGGTCCTTGTTCTCCGGTATCACCCTTTAAACCTTGTTCACCTCTGTCGCCTTTTTCACCTTGAGCACCAACTGGTCCTTGTTCTCCGGTATCACCCTTTAAACCTTGTTCACCTTTTTCACCACGTTCGCCAGTGTTACCTTTTAAACCTTGTTCACCAGTGTCTCCCTTTGGTCCCTGTTCTCCGGTATCACCCTTCTCACCTTGAGCACCAACTGGTCCTTGTTCACCAGTGTCGCCTTTTTCACCTCTGACACCTTGTGGTCCTTGAATACCATTTTCACCACGTTCACCTTTCGGACCTTGAGCACCATCGGCACCATTTTTACCTGGTGCTCCTTCTGGTCCTCTGGGTGGTTTTACTTGTGTTGCATTGGCAATATCTTGAACTATTTCGTATAGTTCATTGATATCTGAACGAACTGTCTTTACTTGCTTTTCAGTGAACGCAATCGATGCGGCTAGAAGTGTTGATTCGTTTAAACCTACAACTTTGGATTTATTTTGTTCCAACTTTATTATCCTCCGATGACATAGAATCAATAAAATTAATTAATGATTTTGTCAATTCGACATTAGGATCTTCAGGTTCGACTTCAACACTTTCTTGAACTATTGTATGTTCTTGTTTTTGTTGTGCTTCGTACAATGATTGCTTAGACATATTGTTGTTTGATATTGCACGACCAAGCATACGCAATGATGGTGATACCGTTTCACCTAAACTTAAATCACCTTTTGGTGCTGGACTTGGAGCAGGTGTTGCATCAGGTGTAGCAGAAGCGGCTGGTGCACCGCCACCTCCAGCACCATCAGGATTCATTAACTCTTGTTGACCTTGCTGTGCAATCTGCATTGGATCCATAATTAGACCGGCTTTCTTTTCAGCATCAATCTGTTTACGCATCTCTTTCATGTCATCGTCTGTTAGACGTAAAACGTTGCGTTGGATCCATTCCATTGAGTAGTAACGACCAACATATGGATCAACTGAGCCAAGTAGAGATAGACGTTCACGTACCAATTCTGCCTCTGAAAGTTCGGCAAAATTATTGTCTTTTATGAAGTCAAAGTAAATGTATTCTTTGAATTCATTGTATTCATCATCGGTACAAATACCTTTTAGTACACATTGTACACGGAGTGCTTGTGAAAAGATTTCAGAAAACTTCTGACGTTGACGATCAACAAACTTAGAGAACTTAACTTCATCACGGGTGATCTCACCAACACGTCCTAGAGAGAATCCAGACTGATTTGGGTCAAGTCTAGACACTGGCACGTTGAGTGACTTGTATAGTTTCTTTTCGAAATACTTAACGTCTTCTAGTTCACCAAGATTCTGACCACCTGGTAGTGTGGTAATCTCTGTACCTTTACCACCTTCACGGCGAGGTAACCAGAAATCTTCCATCATAGAAAGGAATTTACGGTCATCACGTACTTCACCAGTCTGTGCATCATACACCAACTTGTTTTTGTACTTGACCATAATGTCACGGAGATATTGTTCCGCTTTTAACTTTGGTAGATTACCAACGTCAATGTAGAAAATTCTACGTTCTGGAGCACGTGAGATGCGGTAAATAACCGTAGCATCTTCAATCATGCGAAGTTGATTCAGAGGTTTAATTGCCTTGTGTAGATAAGATAGAACAACTGCTCTACGAGAATCCATTAGACCAGAATTAACATTGATGATAGCATCTTTAGCAATACGTGTGCCAACTGGTCCGTAGCTAGAAGAAGAACCTGATACTACTTTGTCGTTATAGATGTAGTATTCATTAACTGTTTGAACAACATCAACTGAAGTGCCAGTGTCTTTGTCTTTTTTAATCTCACGCACTTTACGAATCTTACGTGGATCGATATATCTAAGTGCTTTGATACCCTCTGTTGGGTTCTTTTCGTCTAGAATAATGTGGTAGAAAATTCTACCATCAATATAGAATCTACGGAAAGTATCCGTAGACATGTTTTGGTAATTCATTAGGTGAAGAACGCTTGTAAACTCTTCTTCGATAGCTTTTTTAATTTTTTCTGGTTGCTTCAAATCGTCCATAATGATACGTACTGATTTGCCGTTGTCGTTCTGAACAATTGCCTCATTGACGATATCATCAATAGCAGATTCAATCTCTGGTTGCATTGCCATTTCACGGTAGCGAGAGATTAATTCAACCTCATTCTTTGCTGTGCCATCTAAATCAACATATGTACCGTAATAAGCGGCAGACGAAATGGTTAAAGCCCCATCTTCGTTAGAAGGTGGAGCAAAGGTCTTCTCTGACTGCTGTTCAATGTCAGCCTTTTGTCGAGAAATCTGAAAGCCGAATAAACTTAGTGCCATATTTTTAAATCCATTTCAAATAAACATAATAAGGGGGAACGTATTCCCCCTCTACAAAATTAGGAAGTAGTATCAGACTCCCACCATTGATATGCTAGAGTTGCAGTGAATTCTTCGATAGAATCATTTGCACCCCAGTCTAAGTCAATTGGTGACAAGTCAACAGGGAAAGCACCAACAAATTTATATGATTTTATGATGTTGCCTGCTTTATCATATTGGTCTACTTTAGCATCAACTGAATAACCTGTTGGTGTTACGGCAGAACCATTACGCACGTTAGCGCCATGAGAATTGATACCGTTCATCCAAGATTCAAAGGCTTTACGCACTTTGAAGTTTTCATCGTTGATGATTGTAATTGTCCAGTCAGCAAAGTTTCTATTTCCAGCAAACTTCAACTCACGACCGAAGTAAAATAATGGTACAGTACCAACAGTTGAACCTGGTAATTGTGCAGTCTTACACAGGAATGTTAGTGCTTGTCCAGAATTTACTGAATCGTTAGTATAAGTTGGGAAAGTCATTGTGACTTGGAACAGGTTGGGACGAGCACCATCTCCAATGAGATTTGCACGAAACTCTGTTACGTTGAAAGCCATTTGTTTCTCCTATTTCTTATTATTTATTAAGCGCCACCAACGATTTCACTGAATTGTACACCAGAGCGAACTGCGATGAAATTCAATTGAATATAGTTGATTGAACGTGCTGGCTTAATATAAATGTCACCAACAAATCTGTTGCTATCAATAACTTGTTGTGTATTATTTGTTGAGTCACAAACAACACGGTAGTCATAGATGCCACGGCGACCTTTAATATCACGCAAGAAAGGTTCTACTAGAGCAACGAATTGAGCACGTGTAAATTCATCGTTGAGTTCAAACAATGAGAATTTAGATGCATTTGAAATTGCTTTTTCGAGAACAATAAACAGACGGCGGACATTAATTCTGCTGAATGCTGATGGTTGTGTTGTAAGTGTTTTGTCACCGAACAACAATGTACCTTGACCAGGTAATGAAACAACTGGGTTAACAGCGGCAGAATAAATCGTGTCACGTTGTGCTTGGTTTGGATTCCATGCCAATTTAACAACGTTCTTAACTGCGCCACGTGAATAACCAGCTGGTGAGAACCATGGGTCTGTGTTGTCATCTGTACGAACACATAGACCAGCCATGTCACCGTTTAATGGAATCCAACGATAAATGTTATTGTACTTGTCGTATTGGTATTTCCAACCAGAATCTGCGAAAGCGTAATTTGTGCTAGTTAATGAAGCGGCCCAAGCGGCAACAGCAGTAGTAGCGGCAGAAGCAGATTGACCAACAACTTGACCTTGTAGTGGAGATACGAAAGCAACGCAATCCATACGTGTCTTAGCAATGTTAGTTGCATAGTTTTGTGTTGTTGTATCCAAACCGTCACCAGTAACAATCAGAGAAATATCGATTTCATCTTTGTTAGAGAACAGATCAAGACCTGTTTGAACGTTTGCGGCTACAGCGGCAGAAGATGCACCACCTACCATGCTTGAAGTAGTTGTACCGAATGCTGGTGTGTAAACTGTTCCAGCAGAAGCATCAACGTCTGTGTTAGCAGAGAAAGCGGCAGTGTTATTCAAAGCATAGATGTATCTTGAATTGTTACGAATAACAGTCTTCCAGTATGCTGGAGTACCATCATCATATACTGCATCTGGTGCTTGTGAAACATAAGAGAATGCTTCTAAAACTGTGTCTTTTGTTCCTGTGAACAAACCGTCTTCATCGATAACTGCAATGTGAATCTGGTCGTTTGCACCACCGTATGATGAAACAAATGGTGTTGTGCTTGGAGCACCAGCAAAACTAGACTTGTATGTCCAAGATGCGAAACCGTTTGTTGCATTAGCTGTACATACAGAAACTTTCAATGAGTTTCCTAATGCACCAGCGTAACGAGCACCGAAAGTTCCATGATAAGAGTTTGCAGTGAAACCATTATCGTAAGAATCTTCATTCTTTAGAAGAATTGCTGTGTTACCTGTTGTTGAATTGATAGTCGATGAACCTACAGCACGAACAACTTGGAGATTGTTACCATATGCTAAAAAGTTTGCGGCTGAAAAGAAAGATACACCTGTGTTCGCTACGCCTGAAGCTGCCGATGTATTGGCAGAAGGTTGTCCGAATACTGATGCTAATTCATTTTCTGTTGTTACGAGTGTTCTTTTTTCTGCTGGTCCCCATTGGAAGTCACCAACAAATGCACCGGCCGTAGTAGATACCGAAGGAACGACTGTGGTTAAGTCTACCTCTGATACGTTTACGCCTGGAGAAATTTGAAATGCCATTTTGATCTCCTTGTTATTATACTGTTACTTTGGCAATAACCTATAATCTATTTATTAAATGAAGGTTTTGTAGTTATGCTCTAAAAAACGAAGATATATTTTCCGAATCTTCCTTATTCAGCCAAACATCACCACCCTCCACGATATACTTGCTGTTGTTTCCATCATCAAAGATGCCAAAAGACGGCAATTCCTCATCTGATTGATTTAACATCTCTAACTGCATCTGTTTTCTAAGATCATGGTTAACAATCTCTTTGAAATACTGTTGAGTTGTCATCCATGCAAAGATGACCAGTGTCATAACAATGTCATCATTCGAACCTTCTTCAGCCTTGAAACTGTTCATACTTGAAACGAACGTTGTTAGCTGAGAGATGGTATCAAAATCGTTAATAATTAGTTTGTCGTTTTCAATTAAAGTCTTTAGATTTGAACATCCAATTCGTTTAACCTGGGGTGACATCTTAATACCCAGTTGAATACCTCTGCCGAAGCCGGTACCCATTGCTTGTGCTTTTTTATTTCCTGTTTCAATCTTTACTACGTTTTCATACTCTAAATCTTGGTGTAAAGTATCAGCAATTTGTGGTGTATTATTTATCTCAACCAAAACATACGCATCGTTGAATAGTCTGGCTGTATTGTAAATTACTGTAGGGAATAAGACTGGTGAAATTGATGAAGAATTGTACCTCGCAACCTGTTTGTATGGTACCGATGAAACATCAAACACCGAGAACGCTGATGCGTCCATGTTTCTACCTTCAGCAGGGTCAACTGTGATTGCGTAGATGTGGTCTGCTGAACGTTCTTCATCACCTTTAATTGGGTACTCATAAATTGATAGTAACTCATGTTTGGCAATTGGTTCTTTGTACACCATCTGTGCAAGTTTAGAACCGGAGATAAGTGTATTGGTAGAACCCAAGAATTCACATTCAAACTCTTGCCTGAACTGTTCTTCAGATGTGTTCTTAATTGTTTCATCTCTCCATTTTTCATCACGACCAGGAACCATTGACCAGTGAATCTCGAATGTCTTGTATCCGTTCTTTTTACCGATAGCATCCATCCACAATTTGTAGAATAGATTCATACCGTTTGGTGTAGAAACAATAATAATCTTTGTTGTCTTACCGGATGAGATAACAGGGTAAACAGAGTTAAAGAACTCATTGGCAATATTGGCTGGAACGAACGCAAATTCGTCCAAGAATACAATGTTAAATGCTCCACCACGAACAGCAGAACTTGATGTTGAAGCGGCAATAATTTTTGAACCGTTCTCCAGTTCTACGTTACCTTTGTTCCATGTGATGACGCCTTGCTGTAGCCACATAGGTAAGTTTTCATATGCCAGTTGGTACTTTGCTAGAATGTCACGTGCTAGTGAACCTTTGTTAGCAAGAACGGCAATGTTTTGGTCTGCCGAGAAGAGTGTTACCCAAAGCAGATATGCAACTGAGGTTGTTGTTTTACCAACCTG